CATGGCAAAAGACCAAGCAACCCCAGAAACTGTAGCTGACGCTACTAAAGATGGCAAAGCACGAAACACTGACACTAGTGTTGAAGGCGTTACATTTGAAAGTCCAGTTCCAGTACAAGAAAACTTAGGTCCAGTATCTGAGGAAAAAGCGAAAGAAGTAAATGGCTATAAAGGTCACAAAAACATCGCTAGTAAAGTCAAAGAAGACCAAGAAGCTAAGGGTCGCAATCGTGACGACGAAACTTCTACAGGTGCAAAGTTCTTCTAAGAACCCATCTTGACTTTTGATTTATAGTATGCTATATTAAATTAGCACTCTACTAAAGCTCATGGACTACGTACTGCCGATTACGTATAGAGCCAGAATCATACAGGCAAATTAATACTAGGAAGCTCTCGCAAGGGGGCTTCTTTTTTATGTTGACATTATATATATACCTGTTATAATATTTGTATGAGCACACGCAAAAACCAGAAAATGATTTATGTCTCAGATGATAACCTAGAGTTTTATGAGAACATGAAGGACAAATCTGAATGGATTAATAAGAAACTAAAAGAAAAACGCCTAGAGGGCTATGTAGAAGATAAGTCTACTGAGTTCGAGAATAAGATTAAACGATTACACCAAATGGATATTGTAGAGGAACTTAATGGATAACGAAGTAGGCTTAACTGACGCACAAAACCAGAAGATTCTTGAAATCAGCAAGAGCTTCTATCGTTATGCTAAAGGTAATCTTTATATAAAAAGCAAAGACGCTGAGATTGTAAAGTTTGAACCCAACATTGCACAAAGAGCTTTGATTGAACGAGTAGTCTATTTACTTGAAAACAACCTACCTATACGTATTATCGTATTGAAAGCACGACAAATGGGATTGTCTACAGCTATTGAGGCTCTCATTTACTGGTACACAACAACACACAAGAATGTTACAGCGGCTATTATCGCACACGAAGACCCAGCTTCACGTAACTTGTATAATATGTTTAAGAGGTATTATGATAACAGCAATCCACTATTTAAGCCTAATCGTAAGTATGACACTCGGTCTGACCTTACTTTTGGACTTCAAGACAAAGATGGTAACGAAATCGGTCTTAACTCTGTTATCAAGACTGCTACAGCTAAGAATACAGGTGCTGGACGCTCGGACACGATTCAACTTGTCCATGGCTCGGAGGTTGCGTTCTGGGACAACGGTGAAGATTTGGTCGGTTCGTTAATGCAGACTGTTCCTTACAGGAAGAACACTATGATTTTCCTTGAGAGTACAGCTAACGGACGAGGTAACTTCTTTGCAAAGATGTGGGATAAGTCTGTTAAGGGCGACTCAGTATTTGAGACTTTCTTTTTTCCTTGGTGGATTCAAGAAGAATATGCATTTCCTGGTGAAAAGATAGAAGAATACACTATTGATGAACAAGATGTAGTAGACCTAATGCGTGAAGGTATTACGATTGGTAATGAAACATACATTGTACCAGAGAATATGATTGATGATAAGATTCGATTCCGCCGACACAAAGAACGAGAGTTCGTTGCAAGCCCAGAGCTTCTATACCAGGAATATCCATCTACACCACACGAAGCATTTATTGCTAGTGGTTCTACAGTATTCAACGTGAAAGCACTTGCTCACATGGAAAAACTTGTAAATGACGCACCTACATATTCAATCCACGATAATGATTCTCGTGAACCCTATGTTACAGAAGACAGACATGCTAAACTAAAGATATGGTATATGCCTGAGCAAGGGGAAGAATACGTTATCGGAGCCGATGTGGCAGAAGGTATCGAAGGTGGAGACTTCTCAGTAGCAGATGTCATACGTGTACGAGACATGAAGACCGTAGCTCGTTTGCGAACAGACCGACTAGACCCTGATGAGTTTGCCCATGTATTGGATAAACTTGGACGCCTTTACAATTACGCACTAATCGGACCAGAGATTAATAACCACGGTTTAGCAGTTGTTCAAAGATTGCGTGATTTGTTTTATAGTAACCTTTACAAAAGGGAGACAGGTTTAGATGAAGTATTTGAAACATCGACTACAAAATTTGGTTGGAAAACTACGACTATTACAAAGCCGCTTGCGATTGACTATCTCGCTGAAGCAATCAGAGAGGGACTTGTCAAAGATGAGGACATTGTATTTATCGAAGAAGCGTTCTCGTATGTTAGAGATGAGAAGGGCAGAACGAATGCGGAATCTGGTACACATGATGATACGGTTATGGCAAAAGCTATAGCCTTGCAATTATGGGACTGGTCTGCTAATAATAAGAAAGAATTAAAAGTTATAAAGCCTACTGGCGTTAAGAAGCATAAGGTGATAAGATAAGCATATGAATGAAGATAAAATAGCACCAGATTTGACCGAGGCTGATAAACAGCAACGTCGAGACGACACGGTTGAGGTTTACGAATCACAACTTGTTGAATTAGTAAACAAAGATTTTAAGAATGCACGAGATTATATTAAGAAGTTCAAACAGAATGTTTGGGACGACTGTTGGTCAGCATATAATAACATACGAACAAAACGAGGATATGACGGTGTTGCAGATGATTTTGTACCTGAGACCTTTACTATTGTTGAGTCGATTAAAGCTAACATCGCTGGTGGTAAACCTAAGTTCAACTTCGTTCCAATTAGGGAAGAACAGAACCAAGAAACAGAAGTAATCAATGACCTAGTAGATTTCTACTGGGACCAAAATAACATGACAGAAAAAGTCCAAGACTGGGTACAAGATATGCTTGTATACGGAAATGGTATTATGATGGTTTCATGGGAAGGCGACATGCCTCACATGACAAACATTCCTTTGCGTGACTTCTTCGTTGACCCTACTGCTACTCACATGAACCGCCCAGGAACTCCTGGCTATCCTAAGTATGCAGGTTATCGTTTCCTCACCACTGTAGGGGAACTAAAAAACCGTAAGATTGTTGACCCTAAGACGGGCGATATGAGCTTACTCTACCAACACCTAGATGACATTGGTGAACTTAATGAAGACGACCCAACAGACAAGACTGTTAAAGAAAAGCTACTCGGTAGTACACTTCCCGATAAAAAGGGACAAGTAGAAGTAATTGTTTATTACACACGCAAGAAAAAGATTGTTATTGCTAACCGTGAGACTCTAATCTACGATGGCGAAAATCCATACAAGCGAGACAAGAAGACTAAATCTGTTACTCGTATTATTGATATGGCTCCTATGACTACTGATATTGAGTTCCCAGAAATCAAGGGTTTTCTACCATTTGCAATTCTGCGAAATTATGTTGATACTAGTTTATTCTACGCTAAGGGTGATGTTGAAGTTATACTTCCACGACAAGAACGACTTAACGACATCTCTAGCCAGAAGACGGACAACCTGACTTACACAATGAATAACATGTGGCAGATTGACCCACAATACAAGCACTTGGCTGAACAGATTGAATCATTCCCTGGTGCAGTCTTCCCTCTACCTCAAGGTGCATTAACCGCAATCGAAAAACAATCTATTGGTGCAGACGCAGACAATGAGATGTATCGTATTAAAGAAGAAATGCGTCGAGCTACAGCAGCTGACGAAGTTATCCAAGGTGTATCACAAGACAAGGGACGTATTACTGCTACAGAGATTCAAGCTCAGATGAACCAAGCTTCACAGCGATTCTCTACTAAGCTTACGAACCTTGAAGACGAAGGTTACGCACAACTTGGACGTATTATCTTTAAGATGGTACAAATCTTTGTAGACCAAACTATGGCTGTTAAAGTCATCGGTGCTGACGATGGTATGAAGTGGCGAGACTTTGACCCTGAGGAATACTCTGGTCAATACGAACCTAAGGTACAACTTGATAGCACAACCAAAGCAGTTCGTGCCGAAGAAGGTCAGAAGTATGCTCTCATCCACCAGATGTTTGCACAATCGCCTTACGTTAACCAGTTCGAGTTTACAAAACTTTACCTTGAAGCTATGCTCGATATGAATGCAGATAAGTTGAAGAAATTAGTTGTTCAACCACAGGAAAACCCAGCTCCACCAATCGCTCCACCAGAAGCAGGCGGACAAGGCAGAAGTATTCAAAACCCAGGTGGTGTACCATCAGGTCCACTTCCAGTAAGCATGTAATTAATAGGAGACCAATACAATGGCAAAAGATAATCAGAACGCACATTTACAAGAACAAATCGTAGCACAATGGGTAGCATTCTCACGTACAGATGCATATAAAGACTGGATTCTCAGCATGGAAGAAACAATCGCCCTTATTCAGGATAATGTTGATAACATGACAGAATCTCGTCCTACTGCTATACCAGGAGTATTAACCAAGCAAGCTATTGATAGTGAGCGAGCTGCTCTAATCAATCAACGCAAAATGGGTATCAAGTATGCATTACAGTATCCACAGCTACGAATTGAAAGCTCTCAAGAATAATCTTCGAGAAAAGTGTTGACAGCACTAAACAATAGTGTTATAACTATAACTGTACTACTGTAAAAACGTAGTCACCCAAAACTAATCAAAACAATCAGGAGTATCCATGACGGAAACTACAACCCCTACTGAAGAAGTAGTAGATACACCTGTTGGCTCTGAGCAATCAGACTTACCAGCAGATAATACTAATGAACCAGCGGTTGACTCAGTTGAAGATACTGCGTCCGAGGAAACTACGGAACCAGGCTCGATAGACTCACCAACCAATGGAGAGGATGAGCAATCAAAGGTTGACGCAGACCTCAAACGATTCGCCAAAAGCCAAGGATTTGACCCAGACAATTTGTCAGATGGTGAAATTAAAGCTTTAGGTATTGCCCACAAGCAAGTAAAAGAGACTCGTAAGCAACTTGAAACACAAAATAAAGGTGCAGTTGAAAAAGCTGTAAGTGAGATTGATAAAGAATCTGACCTACCAGACCGTGAGTACTTTGAGTTTCGTTTGAAACAAAGAGACATGGTTGACAGCATTCGACAGTACTGGAATGAAAACCCAGATGACAAGGCATATGAAGCCGAAGCTATAGCTTTACTCCAATCGGAGAAAGAGCAATATGGTGACGACGCTATGTTACGTTTGGCGGGCAACATGCCACGTTTAGTTCGAGAAGCTAAGCATAACGCTGGTGCATTTGACCCAGAAGTTATTGCCGAAAAGGGACGCAAGGAAGAAAGAGAACGTCTGAACAAGTTACAATCAGGCTCAGCAGATGGTGCACACGCTTCAACGTCTGACACACCAGTAAAAGATGAGGTCACAGTAGACTGGATTAAAGCAGAATACGACCCTACAAATGCTGAACACCGAGCGAAACTTGATAAGTTTATGAATGGTGGCGGGAAAGTATATTAAGTATTTTCCACTAAGGAGTCCATCACATGGCAACTTTTCCAATGAACACTCCTGCCAACTCACCTGTCGTAATTGACGAAGTCTGGGCTAAAGAAATCCTAGAAAACCGACGTAATCGTCTGGTTATGGAACAATTAGTTAACCACGACTATGAGGGGCAGATTAAGAACCACGGTGACACCGTTCACATTATCTCACTACCTGACATGGTAGCACAGGACATCGTTCCTGGTACTGAGATGACAGTCACTCCACTTGTACCAACCGAACAACTCTTGGTCATTGACCAGTACAAGGGTGTACCAGCTGAAGTTCAAGACATGCTTATGAAGCAGTCTACATACGACCTTCGCCGTCCATACACTGAGAAAATCGGATTCGCACTAGCAGACGCTATTGACAAATACCTTATCGGTATTGCACTAGCAGGTGTGGCAGGTGGTAACACCTTGACTGCTGTTTCAGCATTGAACAAAGCAACTCTTGTAGCTGCTCACGCAAAGCTTGACGCATTGAACGTACCTACAGAAGGTCGCTCACTCATCATCAACGGATTCGGTAAAGCCGACCTTCGTCTAGACCAAGATATGACTTGGGCTGACCGTCAAGGTAATGGCGTATCAATCTCTGGTGCTGGTTACGCAGGAACTATCTATGATACTCCTGTATACGTAACAAACCAAGTTCCTAAGATTAATACAAACGTAAACTGGGGCTTCCTCCTACTTCACCGTGACGCACTTACGGCTGCTGTACAAATTGACCCAGAGGTTGAAACAGACCGACGTATTCTTTCTAAGAGCTGGATTGTTGCAGGCTCAACACTATTCGGTGGTAAGGTTATTCGACCAGACCACATTGTAGTGATTCCACGAACAGTCTAGTCCTAATAGGATAAGATAATATTGACCCTTGCTATTGCAGGGGTCTTTATTATGTGTTATAGTAACTTTAGCAATAATAATTACAAGGAGAAATTAACTTGGCTAACACACAACAAAGAGTTACCAACATTACAGGAAATGCACAATCTACTCCTGCTCTTAACGTGTCAGAATATCGCACTCTAGTTGTAGATGTTTCTGGTACTTTTGTAGCAACCGTACAAGTCCAGACCTCGATTAATGGTACAACATGGCGCAACGTAACAGGGTCTACATCAATTCTAAACTTGACTTCTGGTGCATATCTAGCAAGCGGTAACGTATCCGTGGCTGGTGTATATGCTATTGACATCTCATCTTTCCAATTCGTAAGATTAACTTCTACTGCTTTTACTTCTGGTACTATGGTACTCGAATATAACACAGTAACTACTGGTAACTTAAACCCAGCAGGCAACGCTAGTACAGTCGCTGGAACGGTTACTTCTAACCAAGGTACACTTGTTTCTGGTACAGCAATCAGCGTAGTTACAGCAGCTACCACTAACGCTTCTGTTCAGAAGTCTACGGCGGGTAACTTGTTTGAAATTACAGCTTCTAACCCTACAGCTACAGCAGCCTATCTAAAGGTTTATAACAAATCAACAGCTCCAACAGTAGGTACTGATGTGCCAGTTATGACACTTCCAGTCCCAGCAGGTGGTTTTATATCTTACGTTCCAGGTGGACAAGGTAAACGATTAGCTACTGGTATAGGTATCGCAGTTACAGCGGGTATGTTAGCTACTGATACAGCAGTCGCAGTTGCAGGTGTACAAATTCACGGAACATACATTTAGGAGTAATATATGGCAGCTACATTTGAATATAATGAAGATAACGGAGCACAAACAGGAGCACCAGCAAAAGGTACTGTTCGTAATACTGCTGTTACACAGGTTAACTGGAAATCAGTTGACGATGTAGCTACTGCTTATAGTGCAGCTCCTATCAACGCTGGCGAGAACAGCTTTTCTAAGTATCAATTTGGTAAGTTCACGGGAACATTTAACCAGATTAGTAATGGACTTTGGTCTCATACAGCAGGAGCATTACCTACTAACACGACTCTTTATGGAGCAGTTACTAGTACGTATGCTACGCCAGCTCAAACAGCAACAGCAGGTCTTTTAGACATAAGCTCAATCACGGCAATCACAGCAGGAACAGCAGTTAGTTTTTCTACCGTTGGTCCAGAAGGTGCTTCGCCTACATCAACGCTTAGTGCCGCAGGTTACACGCAGTATCTTGCAACACAAGCACGAACCACAGGTTCAGCGAGTCCAGGAGACAGCGGTAATATTACGCTTACACTCCGATACTCAGAAAACTAATAAGGAGAAGACAATACAATGTCTACAGTATCAAAACCACTAGACTTTCTCTGGACAGCTTACTTAGATAACGAAGTAGTTATCGAGCAACCAGAAGATGACCACTATAGCAAACATGATGAATCAGCAGAATGGAATCCATCTGCCTTTCGAGACGTTCTTGACAGAACTGATGAGGGTATTAAGGTGGAACTATTCGTGCTTGTCGGTGATGGCACAGTACATACAGTTGATTTAACTCGTGGTAGATTCACTATAGATGGAACAGAAATAGAACTAGGAGACGAATCTGACAGAGCGTCTGACCGCAAACTAATTTACTACAGAACTGTAGAAAAAGATTGGATTGACGGAGAAGAACAGGAAGCTCGTATTGTCGGTTATAGTTTCGGTTACGAATATACTGATAATAAGGATAGGGTTCAAAAGAAAGTAATCACACTAAATGGCTGAATATAGAAAGAACTTGGCAAATGCAATAGTAGGAACAATGACTGCTTCTACTACTGCTACCTCAATTCCACTTCAAGCGGGATATGGTACAACCATGCCAGCAGTTCCTTTCTTTATGACCTATACTCCTCCTAGTCAATTATCTACTATGGGCAACAGTGAAATTGTACTTGTTTCGGCGATTAGTGTTGATACGCTGACGGTTGTCCGTGCACAGAAAGGTACTACGGCTCGTTCAATCGGAACTGGTTGGATTTGTAGTGCCTCAATCCTACGTGAAACATCTCTCGCAGTAGGTGACATTATTCAAACGCTTAACAGTACACCTCAAAATGGTCGTGTATTTATGGCTGGACAAGTACTTAATAAATCAGATTTTCCACTACTTTATGACCATGTTTTAAATAACGCAGGATATGGTACAACTACATCAACTACTTTTACATTAAAAGATATGTCTGGCGTTACTACTGCTGGTAAAAAGACTACGGGAGCATTTAATCTTGCTCTTGGTGCAACAGTAGGTACGGAAACACACCAACTTACGGCAGCCCAAGTTCCAAACTCAACTGGTTCTATCGGTCTTCATGGTGGAGAGAATGGTAGCTTCTTTGCAAATACTTCTGGTATGGTAACTGCTCAGGGAACTACTGGTCAGTATAAAGCTCCCCCAGGTTCAACTGGTGGCGCAAACTCTGTATTATATGGAGTAAACTTTAACCTTGGATTTGGTGGGGGTTCTCACCCAATTTTACAACCTACTATGGTAATTAACTATGAGGTTATAGCGAGCTAACAGATTAATCTCAATACAATGAGATAAAAGGCAATACAATGGCAACTTATTTTACAAACTTTGATGAATACCCAGTAGGAGACATAATAACCAGCGGACAATCTGACTGGGCTATTAAGATTGCCAATGGTACTTCTGATTTTCGTATACTTGATGGTGGTGACGCTGACGGCAAGTTTCTTCGTGTTTTAGCCTCTACTACAAATGGTTCTCGTGTACTAGGTTATAATCCACTAAATGGAGTCTCTGATAATATTGAGACTCTTGTTAAGTTCTGGATATTCAAATCTGGTAGCGATGGCAGTATTGGTCGCTATGGTGCTTCATATATTCGCTATGGTGGTACTACAGAAGCAAGTACTATAGGTTATGCAATCAGCTTTGTGCCAGTGTCAAGTGTTAAATCTATTGTTATGTATGAAGACTCTACAGGAGTTGTTCAGTATACAAACATGGCATGGGGAATGTCTACAGATTACTTTATTCGTACTCGTTTATCAGGCACATCAAGACAAGTAAAAATATGGGCAGCTAGTGTAGCAGAGCCAGGCACATGGACATTTAGTAGTACAGCGACTCCTCCAACGATAGGAACAGTATACTCGGGTGTAGGTACGTATCAAGCAGACAGCTATCTATACGTTAAACAGTTCTCAGCAGGTACGGGTGGCGACACTGCTCCTATGTATGCTATAACAAATAAAACTCAAGTAGGTCAGTTTAGGGTCGTAGTCGGACCCCCTACATCAGCTCCCGCAAATGGATATAGTGGTGGTTACGGTGGTATAGCGGGTTATGGTCAGGGCTACGCAACAGCTTACTATCCTACAGCTACTGTTCAAGAGAAAGACCAGATTGGTCAATTCAGAGTACGAGTCACCTTAGATAAAAATCAAATAGGTAAATTCCGTGTAAAGAAAACATTTGACCAATTACAAGTAGGTCAGTTTAGGGTACGTCAGACCTACGATAAGGTACAACTCGGTCAATTTAGAGTTAAGAAAGTATTTGACAAAACTCAAACTGGTATATTCAGAGTTAAGAAAACTTTTGATATTACTCAAATAGGTAAATTCTGGATTAGAACTCTTAATACAAAAGACCAAATAGGTCAGTTCCGTATAGCAAGTGAACCTTTACGTTTACAAATAGGTAAGTTCAGAGTCAAAGTTACATTTGATAAGCCTCAAGTAGGTTCGTTCCTTGTTTCAACACCCATAGACCGACCTCAAGCTGGTAAGTTTAGAGTAAAAAGTACTACAGATATCACTCAAGTAGGTCAGTTTAGGGTTCGCACGACCCCTGACAAGCTACAAGTAGGTGTATTCCGAATTCGTGTTACTAATACAAAAGATATTACAGGTCAATTCCGTATATCTGTTAAGTACGATAAAGCACAAGCTGGTAAGTTTCGTGTTCTTAATACTTATGACAAATTACAAACAGGTATATTTAGGGTTAAACTACAGAGTGATAGACTACAACTTGGTCGTTTTAGAGTAAGAACAACCACAAATATCACTCAAGTAGGACTTTTCCGAGTACAAAAGACTAATAATAAACCTCAAGTGGGTTCATTCCGAATAGAATATTTAGGAGTCAAGCCTCAGGTTGGTAAGTTCCGTATATATGATAAAAATACTATACCAGAAGTATTTATACCTAATGATAGGTACATTAATAGTAATGGTACTTATGGTTCTATTAAGTCATCTTCACCAGATAGCGGCAATCTTAATGAAGGTTCTAGCCCAGAAACTGGAACAATAAAAGTTAGCACAGTAGATAGCGGAATATTCATTATTGGAAATGACGACTTTGGTATTATAAAAAGTAATAATGATTATGTAATTCTACTATTTGAAGATAACTTTATATGGTTATCAGAAGATAATAAGGAAATTATAGTGGGAGAATTCACTAAAGATGATATAATAAATATGATATCAACAGAAGGAAGATTCATCGCAGGAAGAATAGAAAATGGCGACATACAAGAAGCTCTCTGAGTATGAAATTAACGTAGCACCGAACAGCGGAGATTTAATACCTACGCTTGTTTCTAATGGTGACGGAACATATCAGAACACACTTATTCAATATTCCTCTTTAAAGGGAGTTGCTGGTACTAACGGTACAAATGGACAAGGTGTCTCTACTGGCGGTAGTATAGGACAGGTATTAAAAAAGAATAGTGCAACAAACTATGATACATCATGGGGAGCATTAGATAAGGCAGCTGTAGGTTTAGGTAATGCAGATAATACTTCTGACGTTAACAAGCCTGTATCGACAGCAGTAACAGCAGCTATCGTAGCAGCAGTTGCAAGTGCTGTAGCTCAAGCAAAGCAAGAAGCTTATCCAGTAGGCTCAATGTACTTTAATGCAGATGTAGCAACTAACCCAGCTACGTTACTTGGTTTCGGTACTTGGGTAGCATACGCCGAGGGACGAGTTCCTGTAGGTAAGGCTGTGTCAGGTACGTTCTCTACAGCAGGTTCAACTGGTGGAGCTGAAACCCATACACTAAGCCAAGCTGAAATGCCCTGGCACACCCACGGTCAGTACGTCACCGCTAACTCTGGTCCTGCAGTTCGTAAAGACTATGTTGCCGATGCTGCGTCTGGTGCTTATGACCAAGGTCAACAAACACAACCAGCTGGTGGTGGTGGAGCACACAACAACCTGCAACCATACGTTACAGTTTATATATGGAGGAGAACAACATAATGAAAAAAGAATACATGCCAAAAAATTTGGCTATGCACCAAAAGGGCTACGATATCATGGACAAAGAAGCAAGAGACTTGTTCCATGGTCTCATTGTTATTAAAGAAGAAGTTAAAGAAGATAAAATAATAAATCACCCTCAATATGGTGATATTATAGTCACAATAGGTAACTATCTTCTAACTAGTCGAAAAGGAGAGAAAATAGGCATAACTCCTACTGACTTTGAGGCTCAATACAAAGAGCTTAACGTAGAGACAGACCCTATTGACTAAAGTAAAATAAGAGGATATAGTATACATATGAGTTACACATTAGCAGGAATTAGAAATAGGATATTAGTTGACAAACTTGATGACGAAGATTTCGACACACAAGTACTTGACAACTTTATTAATGACGCACAGCGAGATATCTTTAGTGAATTTGAACTGCCTTTTACGGAAAAGATTTTTACAGGTAATCTTCCACAGGGTGCATATATGTTTCAGTTCCCAGACGATGTTTCACATCTACAATCAATAGTTATCACAAGTCCTAGCGGTCAAGCGGTAGACATTAAAAATAAGTTCATGGACTTCCAGACATTCAATGGTCGTTTTCCAAGCCCAGTATCTACAGATGTAGGTTCAGTTATTAACTGGACATTATACGGAGGCAAACTTATTACATCTCGTCCTATTGACCTCGAATACAATATGACAATTTATTACAATAAAGTTCCAAAGACACTATTACAGGATAGCGATATCCCAGAAGTGCCAGCAGAATATGAAGAAGCACTCATCTTAGGTGCTTTCTATCGTGTACAATACCGTGAAGGTGATTCAGATGAAGGTCTACTTACTAAAAGCGAGTTCCGTGCAAAAATAGAACAAATGGCAAACCGATATGGCTTTAGAATAGGCGGAGGTCCGATAAGGATGAAGAACCGTCAAGTAGGCAGGTAGCCATGGCTAGTCGATTTAGTAAGGTACAGATTCCTAAAGTATCTGGTAATAGTACATCTGGTGATGTTATTACAAGGCTTGCTGGTCTTGATATGGTTAGTCCAGTTGATGAAATGCAACCAGGACGTACCCCTGAGGCACATGACTTTCGTTTATATGCACAAACATTAGGCGGTCGTGAAGTAGCAGTTTCTACGCGCAAAGGCTCAGGACAGTATGTTACTCCATTGTCAGAAGCCCTCAACGTGTCTAATACGTCCGCTACGGGCGCTAGTGACGTTAATGTGGGTATTGAGACGTTTATTCAGCTACAACCGTTTACAGCGGCTTCTACGGGGCGTTTAACGGCTATTGACTTACAGACAGCTACTAATACATCCAACTCTGCATTACGTATAGACATTTATAATGATGACGGCAATAAGCCCTCAACACGAATTACACGTTCCTCTATTTCAGACTTAGGGACTAGTTTTGCATGGCTTAAGGCTCGATTTCTCAATTCACCACTATTGACAATCGGTAACAAATATTGGATGGTAATATATCTTCAAGATGATGGTACTGGTTTAGCTAAATTAAAGACAAGTACAGTAGGCACTATGGCTTACGCTGGTAACTCTGGTATTTTAGGTGCAAGTATTCAGACATACGGTATCCTACATAGAGTATACACAGCCCCCGAAGCAAAACCATTAGGTGCTTATCGTTTTAATAGAGATGATACAGTGAACAGAACAGTAGCGGCTTATGGTACTACAATGTATATGGTTGACGAATCTACTAAAAATCTTAGTCCACTACTTACTGGACTCTCTGCTAGTGCTAGTAACTATTCATTTACAAATGGTGATGGTAAAGTTTTCTGGGTAAATGGATACGACCAACTCACAGCATGGGACGGAACGCTTGAGACATCAGCTCTCAATTTAGTTACTACCCTAGCTTTGCAGTA